ATAAATCATAGGATTACGATCTTCTCTGCGTCCTATATGATCAAATACCATATGCAAAATTTCGTGTGCAACAACAAATTCAATTTCTTTGTTATTCATTGCATTAAAGAATTGTGTGTTGTAGTACAAGTTACGACCGTCTACTGCGGCAGTGCCAAGCCACTCATCGGCAGCAACAATCTTTAAACGTGTAGCCATGTTGCCAAAGAAAGGATGACGTAATAGCAAACCAATACGTGCTGTAATAATACGGTCCATAACTATTACACGCATTTCTTCTAGTGCTTCGGGTGTAATATCTGGATCTGGAGTAAAGTTTTTTAGTTTACTTGCTGTGTCTTTAGTAGCCATTGCATTGCCCTTTCTTTATTAACTTATACATATAGTATAGCACTCATTAGTATATATGTCAACCATTAATTTACCTTGCAGATATACGAACGAGCTCAAAAGAACTCGTCCGTTTTGTATCACGCCTCTTGTGCAGCCTTAATATACTTACCATACCGCTCGTGGAATTCATCAAAGCACTCTACTTCGTCTGGATCAATGGGTAATCCGTACTGCGTTAGCGCAAGCTTAATACCCATAACAACTAGTTCAGTATCAAAGTTATCCATTGCAAATCGCAGGAAGTTATTAACTTTGTTATCAAACTTTTTATCACCTTTGTCTGATGCTTCTTTTAGCTCGTAGCAAAGTGATACAGTTAGTGAGTACATAGCACTAATCTCTTTAGTACGCATTTCTTTTACTTTGCCTGCTAAAATATCACTTGGATTAGGCATGCTCGATGCAACCTTACGGTGTGCCATAAACTTAAGAGCTAATCCTTCACCAATTGCACCTGCAACAAGGTCTGTAGTAGTAGTTTCGTCTAAATCGTCTTCTATTAGTTCACTTACAAAAGACCAAGTACGTGGTGTTGCAAAAGAACGTGACGGTGATTTAGGATCAAAGTCGTATAAATCTTTCTTACTAAATGTTAAGTAACCTACAACATCAGTATGAATATTGTTAACTACACTCCACTGGAACCAATCATCAAAGTTAACAGCAAGTTCTAAGTGAATAAAGCGGTTAGCTAACGGAGCAGGCATTCTATAAGTAACGCCTTTGTCTGCATCTCTGTTACCGGCTGCAACAATCATTACATTGTCTGGTAACTTATATTGTCCTACTCGACGATTCAAAATCAACTGGTATGCTGCCGCTTGTACGCTTGGCGCTGCCGAGTTCATCTCGTCTAGGAATAGTACAATGTAATCAAATTGAGCAGCAAACTCTTCTGTAGGCAATTCGCTTGGCGCACCCCAAACCATTGTACCTGAGTTGCTGTCGAAGTACGGAATACCTTTAATATCTGTAGGTTCCCAAAGTGACAAACGAATATCAATTAAGTGTGATTTAGGTAGGCTATCACAAATCTGTGCCACAATTTCTGATTTACCAATACCTGGAGGTCCCCATAAAAAGATAGGACGTTTCTTCTTTAGAGCATGTTTAATGCTTGCTTTTGCGCTATTTGGACTAACTGTGCGAGTTGAAGTATCCATGTTGTAGTACCCTCTTATTGCGTTGCTTTATTTAAACTATACATATATTATAGCACCATTACAGCAAATGTCAACCATTTTCTAAAAAAAGAACTTGTTTAAAAACAATAACTTAGGATTTTTTTTGTCTAGTAATTGCTTTTGTTAGGCCGTATTTGCGTAAGTCGCCACTAAAAAGGGTGAGTTCAACTGCTTTCTTTTCGTTAGTTACTACAATACTTCGGTTTGTTAGGTAGTAAGGACAGTCAATGAACTTGTCGAGGTGGATAATAACTTGGGTAGATAGTGGTACATCTCTTGGATATGGTATGTCATATGTTGCTAAGTCTATTAAGGTTAGCACATCAAACCCCATCTCTGTTAGTCGCAAGCCGCCTGAGTTTTTATCTCTGTTGTTCTTCCACCATAGAGGCATATATTCACTTACTGTAGTAGAGTTTGTACTTTTACCAAGTTCTTTTAGAAAGAGCTTAGTATATGTTTCTTTCCAGTTCATTCTTCAGTAACCAGTTCACCCGCAGTAAGTTTATATACGGTAAAATCTTTGCATTTAAACATATCGTTTAATTTTTTAGCAAGATTATGTGCGTGACCAGGATTTGAAAAACTAACTTTCTTATACTTAGGTCCTGGATAGTTAGTAAGTGCATTTGCACTTTTAAGATTAAATGGCTTTTCTTGATAGAATACAGCCCAAATAGCTTCTGCTTCTAGTACTTGCTCGCTCTTATAGGTCTTATTATTAATATTTTCTAATATAACCGTTGGCTTTGGTCTGCTCATATGCGTAATTCCTTTTAATTAACTACGCATATATTTATCTTTTTAAAAGTTATCTACGTAGTTAAAAACTTGCCTTGCATATTTAGATTAATGTTTACTCTAGATGTTGAATCAGTCTGTAAATTGCTATTGTGTAGAGTTAAACCGTCAAATAAAACAAGCCTATTAGCTACAGAGTCAACTGCTTGGTCACCTATAGTAGTTGGGCCATTATTGCTATTGACATAGTATATAGCTGTATAATGTGGAAATCTATGATCTGTGTGCGAATCGTGTGATAAGTTAATATTTTGATTAGTATACATGTTACATTTTATTCTAAGTAACTTATCTGTTTGAAATTTTAGTTTATCTTCTATAAAATGTAACAAGATTTCAAACTCGCTAAAAAACGGAGATTCAACACCTTTAGTTGTACATCCAAATAGATTATGAATAAAATAATAATTGTCATCATCACTAGTAGTAACACCGGTAACGAGGTACCAAGGAAAGTTTGCACCAGTCATTAGATCTTGAATTCTTGTATGTAATGATTCTGGTAAAAAATTATCTACTATTTTTATCATATTTAAAACTTACCTCCACCGTCTATGTTGATAGAAATAACTTCATCATTACTATTCTTAGATTCTGCAACTAGTTTTTCTAAGTCACCATGTAACCGACTCATAACAGCACCAATTGTAAATGCTAAGTTTTTTGCTTGTTGTATTGACATTTTTACTTCTCGCGCTTGCGAATTTTCAGCAGATTTAACTTGTTGTAAAAACTGCTGTAGAGATATAGTGTTTAAAGGTTCAACGGGTTGCACGACTTAACTCCGATCTCATTTCCATCTCAGTCTTAAATGGTCCTTTAAAGTTGTATCGTTCAATAGTAATTAGTTTAGGACAGAAACTTTTAACCCATCCTTTGTCAAACTGAATAATATAATAGCCTGCACAATATGCACTTTTACTTTTATTGCTCTTAGTAAATAATGGCAGCTTACGTTTAACATCGTACATAGTATTGTAAGGAGTTACGCTAGTTGGAAACCCGTGTACAAGTTGACTTATTTCAGATACTTTAGGTTCCTGTGGAGTAGCGTCAGTCCATACAATATCAGTGCCAAATCGTTGTTTCATTTCTCGCTTGTTATCAAAGAAACACGTTTCGCCTGTGGTAGAAAACATATACCTATCATCATTCCATGACATTGTTCCTATACGTTGTTCGTTGTTTTCGATAATCCAAAACTTATCTTTTAATACAGATTTTGCTTTTAATGTCATACAGGATACCTCGCTTGTAATGGCTGTGCATACGTCTGTGCCTGGTCTGCAATACGTTGCATATCCCACTTTGCACAAAACTTCATAAGACGCATGCCTACTTGTTGTATATCTTTAGGCTTTGCGTGTTCTGCAATAGTTGTATTAATAATCTCTCTAATGTCTGCAGGCTGTGCAGTCAAGTCACATAGTACAACATTGCGATTGTAATCATCTAGTACACGATGTTCTACGCCTTCATGATCAGTCCAGCGTTGTAGCATCATGTTATTCCAGTTATAGCCTTTTGTGCCTTTGTCTTCGTATGCTTCAATAAGACCAACTTTGTTCTTAGTGCCTTTCTTACGCACACCAGGGTAAGCACTAAACACGTTATCACTAGTGTCGCCACGCATACACTTTTCAAACAACATGAAGTCGGGCAACGGAGCAGGCTTAATTTCTTGTGTCTTCTTTTCAATAACAGGTGTGCCGTCATCGTTAAAGTAACCTTTGTCTGTAATAGTTACGTTAGCAACACCATTGTACTGTGTGCAATTAGGGCCTACTAGTTGTGCAAAGTCGCCGTCTGTACTAATAATAACACAATGATCATCAGGGTGTGCTTGTACCCAACCTGCAATA